ACAAAACAAACAATGACTAAATACATTGGAAAAGAAGTATTCCCCTCACGCTGTTATCGTGGGCGGGGAGTATTCCGGACCCTTGCCTTAGCAATGACGCGAATCATTTGCTATGTGCAATACGTCTGGACTTACCTTTGCCATTTAGGTCAGATCGACGTAGGAGAATTGTCACGGTTAATAGAGAGCGTTATTGAGCGCCCTAAGAACCTAAGACACCTCTTCTTGACAAGTGAAAACATCAAAGTGTTCCCAACAAGAACAAGTCACTCACACCCAACCGCTGCCGCTTTTCGAACGGCGGTGAATCAGTACATGAACGGGCTCGTAACAGCAGCGGGCATGAAACCTTATAATGTTTCAATGTCCCCAACCGACTCTGGATCTGGAACAAGGTATTTTTATGGATTAAAAGACCTTGGTACCCAGTATCGAGACGACGACATCACTGACGAGCACGTAATCATAATGACTGACGTCGACTACTACACAGATATGAATAAATGGTTATCCTATGGCCGACCTATTCTAATCTACACCTTCTCACCGACTAAAGTTGTCGGCCGCACAGAAGACTTTGCTTATCGCTTTATGGGCGACGAAGTAGAGTTTACTGTTGCGGGTGGCGCGGCTTACTCACATAAGCTGTGGGACTACAAAGGTGACATAGTATGCTCGAACGAACATCTGGAGAGTGGTGAAACAGGGAGCCGTTTGATAGTTTATAACCTGGAACAGAGACAAATAGGAGGAGATGGTGAACACCGGCTGGTGGCCATCACGCCTATGGCGTACGTACCGTACCCTTACGCTTGGTTTCTACCTAGAAACGAGAGCCTAAAGCGGAAGACAATACGACAAGGAGATTTCTCCGTATTGTATGAACCCATTTCTGACGCCTTGTCAGTGGCCAAAACTGGTCGCTGGCAATCCGTGGAAATGACAGGCCGAGCGTATGAAGCCATAAAGGCGAGGATGTTGTGCAAAACAGCCCCACCAGTTGTGTCAGATATCGAACGTCTGCTAAGAGCTAATGGAGCTGAAGCAGCCTCGGTTGACGCACCCTTACTATTTGATCTGATGGGCCTGGAGCTGGAGCCAAATGTTGTGAAAACAACTGATGTTCTAACCAGCTTCACGCCACTGGGCCCGCTAGCTACCGAGGATGGAAAGAAGGTAGGAGCGGTGACAACCTCGCCTTTGGTTTCTGAACCAGCACTGTTCGCCACAAAAGGAGTAAATTCTGATGTGGCCACAGTCAAAGGCCGGGTGACATCTGTCAAGAATGAAAAGGTCCCGCCAAGGGTTTACAAATATTACGCGAATGAGTTCGCGCAGTTGGTAGTAAAAACTCCAAACGTCGGCAATCCTTTGGCAGTGGAGGAAGTGAGAAGTCGCCAAAACAACCCACAGCAGAAAGCTCGGTACAACATGATCGCACCGTCTTTGACAACGAATATCATCAATCGCTTAGAGTGCTTTGTGAAAGCAGAGCCCTACGCGAATGTCACTGACCCGCGAAATATCACAACAATGTCTCCGGAGCTGACAACAAACCTTTCCTGCTTTACACTCTCATTCAAAGAGACACTAAAACAGTTCAAATGGTATGGGCCAGGCAAAACACCAACTCAAATGGTGAAGCGCCTGCGTGACCTAGCCGTGAAAGATAAGTTTGACTGGCTGTGCACAGACTACTCACGCCTCGACGGTACTGTATCGGAGTGGCTCCAGCGAAATGTGATCCAAGCCATCTATCTTAGATGGGTGGCTGACGATTACAAAGCAGAACTTAAACGCCTGCTCGACTTGGTCTTTATTAAATCAGGTCGAACACAGCACGGCGAGAAGTTCGATGCTGGCTGGGGCACACGAAGTGGAAGCCCCCAGACAACTGACGGCAACACAATGCTATGTGCATTCATAGATTATTGTGCTTACCGAACGCAGGGTTTCACACCGAAGCAGGCTTTCGAGAAGCTCGCTCTCGTTTATGGAGACGATGGATGTCGCAAGTCCGAACCAGGACTCGCAGATGCGCTAGAAGGAGTAGCCCGCACAGTAGGACTAAAATTGAAAACCGATTTGGTCGCATTGGAAGATCCAGTGCCGTTTTTAGGACGCTACTTTGTGAATCCATCCACCATGAACGACAGTTTCCAAGATCCAAAACGAACACTGTCAAAGTTGCACCTGACTACTAACAAGAGTCTCACCCCCGCCCAGGCTGCTACCAACAAAGCAACCGGGTATCTGGTCACCGATAAGTTAACACCACTAATCGGTAACTGGGCTGCTACTGTGTTGAAAATCACTGGGCTCCAGGCGAAAGCCATGAGCCGGGAAGAAAGCCATAAATGTTCAAATGCTTGGCCACAAAGCAATGCTGAAGCGATTCAGTCTGCCGTAGCCAAGGTCTTGGACATTGGTGAAGCGGAACTGATGGCCTTAGCAAAGAAGATTGATGAGGTCACAGAGTTGGACCAATTTCCAGTGGTCCTTACCACGAGCCGGGATGTTAAAATCCTAGCCGACGTGGAAGGCGAAATTGTTCATCCAGCTCCCCATAACACTAAACCCAACAATGAATTACAACCAGCAGCAACTCCAGAAGGCCCATGCCGATTGGGCACCAAAAGCGCAAGCAGCGATGCACCACCTGCTGATCGACCTAGTCGAAAAACAGCACCAGTTCGCAGCAAAAGCCACCAGTCAGGGTCTGTCCCTAAACAAGGCAAACCGGGAGGAGCTAAGTACAAAGTTAGAAAGTCTACTGCAAGACCTAACGGGCCCAAACATGCGGGGCCCCACTAACATCG